CTTCAACAAGATCAAGCAGTTCCGCCGGATCGCAACCCGCTTCGACAAGACGGCCGAAAACTTCCTCGCCGCCGTCAAGCTCGCCTCCGTCCGCATCTGGCTACGCGGTAATGAGTCTACGGCCTAGCGATCGTGCCAGTGTAGTTGGCCGTCTTGCCGGACTGCACATGCCCGATAACGAGGCCTCGGCGGTTCCAGGTCGTGCCCTCGCTGTGCGGGTCCTGAAGGTGGCCTAGAATACGCGTGGTGACGTCGCTAAGCGACTGCACCATGCGTGGCGCCCAGCCGTCCTTAAGCAGGTAGTTCTCATAAGCAGCGGCATAGGTCCAAGCGATATCCTCGCGCTTGCGGACCCACTGGTCATCGTGCTTCGCGGCGACATCGACCAGCGACACACCTGCGCCCATGCGCGTATCGACCGATATCATCGCCTCGGTCACGATGTTCCTCAGATCGCCGGTGTAGCCGAAAATGGCCGCGATCTGTTTGGCCTTCTCCTCCACCTGTTCGCGTGTGGGCGTCTCCGGCATGTTCGCGAGGCCCGAGATGAGCGAGTTCGCGATGTTCCGCTCTTCCGTGATGACGGTGGCGCTCATGGAAAGGTCTCTCTTATGAATTTCTCGGCGGTTTCGATCTGGCCTTCGAACAGGCGTGTTGAGCGCACGATCTGAAGAAATGCTTTCGGGTCGCCTGGACCGTCACCGTAGAGGACGTGTTTCAGGCCGGTCAGGCGGTCGAGCGTCTGCGCTTCATCCGTCGTCGCCTGACTTACCTCGCGCGGATGCGTGGAATAGTCCGAGTAAATCATCTCCACCGGCAGCGACGCGGCGATCGAATCGAGAAGGACATGAAGCGCGCCCGCGTCCTCGGGCGAAAGCTTCGCGCTCACCGAGGCGATGATCGGATGCTGCGCGTTGATCGCGAAGCGGATTCCGCCGTGGTCGGCGTAGCGCTCCCAGAGCGGGGCTTCGCTTTCCTGAAAGAGCTTCTGGCCACGCCCGCGATGAACGATCACGCTGCGGGCGGTGATCTTGGCAATGATTTGGCGCAGCCGTTCGCGCACCGCGTGCGGAGGACGCGCCCGCGACTTCTTGATGTCGATGGTCCAGGCTTCGTCGAGGCTGTTCGGAAAGTCGATCTGCACACGGGCGAGCTTCGTGGCCTCGCCTTTCGGCACCAGCCGGAACCAGTCGCCCCACGCCATGAGACGCCCGTTGCGATAGACGTAGGCGCCCTGATTGGAGATGAAGTCGCTGCGATCTTGGTAGTAGTCATATTCCGTCGCGGACAGGCGGCTGTGATGCGGCAGGATGTAGGGCTGCATCGAGACCGCTAAGTCATCGACCCAAACAGTCTCCTCGGGAAGCACCTGTGTGGCCGCGTTCCTGCGGCAGAAAGGATCGAAGGGCGTGACTGGATGGCCGTTGATCCGGATGGCGAGTTTTTTCCGCCCCTTCACGTCGCCCGCCAAAAAGCGATGGAACACAAGTGACAGGTGACGCTCGACTATAGCCAGCTTCTCGTTGACGATCTCGTCACGTTTCTGGCCGGTCTCATCTTCCAACAGCCGGTCGAGGTCGCGCCAGACAACAAGTGTGCCGGTGTCGCCGAGCATATCAATGAAGGGTTGCTGGACGATCTCTTCCGGCTCGGGAACTGCGATGAACCAGTCGTCATCCTCTTCGATCTGCGCCAGATTCCATTCCGCGCCGGCGCGTTCGCCGGCCTTCGCGCTCACTACGGTGAGCCTTCGGCATTGCGAGAAGGATGCGGTCTTGAGCCCCAGGCCGAAGCGTCCGAGATCCTTCGGCCCTCGCTTCTTTCGGGGGTCGGTCGCGCCGTGGCGCATGGCCGCGATCACCTCGGCTTCGGTCATGCCCCAGCCGTTGTCGGCTATGACCAGCACCGGTGAGCTGCGGCTCGTGTCGCAGAATATCTGTATGTCGGTCGCATCGGCGGAGATGCTGTTGTCAATCAGATCGGCGATTGCCGTTTCGAGCGAGTAGCCGAGATCGCGAAGTGAAGCCGTAAGGCTAGCGGCGCTCGGCGGCAGATGATGCGGTCTCGCCATCAGCCGTCTTTCCGGAGTTCGTGGGAGAGCCTGCGAACGACGCCTTCGGCGTTCGCCTTCAGTTCACATTCCCAGACCGTCAGAACCGTCCAGCCGACGGCCTCCAGATCAGAGCGATTGAGCGCATCCCGGCGGACATTCCCGTCGAACTTTTCCTGCCAGAATTCGCGCCGCGTCGAGGGCGTGGTCGCGTTCCGACAGCCGGAATGCCGGTGCCAGAAGCATCCATGCACGAAAATCGCGGTCCGATACCGGGGCAGTACAATATCTGGTCGGCCAGGTAATTTTTTCTCATGGAGTCGGAAGCGAAATCCTGCACGATGCAGAAGCGAGCGCAGCTGTAACTCAGGCTGGGTGTCGCGCCCTCTTATGCGCGACATGTTCCAGCTTCGCCTCTCACTGGTGATCGTGTCGGCCATCATCCGCTGCCCCGGACGGAATCGAGTATATCGGCCACGATCTCGGCGATCTGGCGGGCGAGTTGCGGTGGGACGGCGTTTCCGACTTGGTGATACTGTGCTGTGCGCGGCCCTGCGAAAAAGTAATTGTCCGGGAAGGTCTGAAGTCGCGCTGCTTCCCGCACTGTAAGGCTTCGGCACTGCGCGGGATCATAGTGGATGAAGTAATGACCGTCCTTCGAAATGTGGGAGGTAATTGTCGTTGACGTTTGGTCGCCGAGTTGAACGCGGAATCGGTCCGAAAACATCTTGCCTGTGCGCCCCTCCTCGACATTCTGGTGATTTGGTAGAAGCCCCTTCGGAAAGTCGGCCAGCTTGGGGCTACGTCCTGTCGCCTCGGCGAAAGTCGCTGCATAGAAGTAGCGGCGCAGGTCGGAGGCCATATGACTCCGTGCTTCATGCGCGGTCAGGACTGACAGGCGTTTGTCGTACAAGCTCCGCAGGACTTCATGGTTCGGATGCCTTAACACATAGCGTTTCGAGGAACTGGAGCGCGGCGAACGAATTTCGATCAGCTTCTCAGACCTCAGCTCCTGCGCCAACTGAGCTGCGTAAACTGCGCCGTTCAGCTGTTGGCGAACGTTCATGCTGGAAATCTGACGGATTGCTGCGAGCCATCCATCTCGGCTGTCCGCTTCTTTTGATAGACCACTTCGGATCGCGGGAAGGGAGCCGATCGTGTCACGCACCGTCGGCGCGATCATTTTACTAAGCAGTCTCGGTCTCACGTTTAGGTCGCCGCGTATTCCGACGATGAACATACGATGCCGTGCTTGTGGAATACCATGATCCTCAGATCGAACCAGAAAGAGCCGGGGATCGATCTCTCCGTCGGCCATCTCTTCCTGTGTGAGCGAGTAGAGCTTGTAGGTGAGGTCGGCTGGCGCTCCGGTTATGGCAGTCGCCGGCCGAGCAAGATCGCGCACGATGCGGGAGATTGCTGACTTACCCTCAATGGTCGCCGATAGCAGTCCCTTCACATTCTCCATGACAAAAACAGGAGGATGATGATCGGCGATGATCCTGAGATACTCCAGGTAGAGTGTGTGACGCTCATCCTGCTGGAAATCCGGCTGGCTCATCATCCTCGAGCGCCCGACGAGCGAATACGCTTGGCAAGGGGGACCGCCGACAAGCACCCATTGATCATTGCCTTGCAGGCGGTTGCGGATTATCCGGCGCACGTCCTGATGCGTATCAGTACCGAGTGAGATTCTTAACGCGCTCTGCTTGGCACTCGCATGCGCGGCCGGATGACGGGCGAAGAGTTCTGATTCCGTAATGCGGCCTGCTAAAAGATCGTAGTAGTCGTCAGGGGCTTCTCCACTCGGAAAGTACCGAAAGAAGTGCCTGAGCAGAAGGGTCTTATGCGAGAACTCTTCGCGCTCGATCGACACCACGCTTCGAAAGCGATTGTGCGCTTTACCGTCGAGCGCGGATGCGAAGCCTTCTCCGAGCCCGCCCGGTCCGGCGAACAGGTCTATCGTAGGATAACCTTGGTGCCGGTTGTTTGGAGCTCGCGCGATGATCGGGCTCGCCTTGGAGGGCGATCCTGACTTGGCTTGATATTTGTCCCGTAACAGCATCACTACTTACCGATTTTCACCGTCCCGAAGGCGCTCTCGTGTTTCTTTTCGAGCGCTTTCAGCCGCTCGTATTCCTCGATCGCCAGCACCACAACAACAGCCCGGCCGTGCTTTTCGACCGTTACGGGCTCTGCCCGCGCTGTGTCGATAAGCCGACCGAAGTTGTATTTCGCGTCCTTGGCCGATAGCGTTTGCATGTCCCGCCCGAAACAGCCTGTTTCTCCTATTTGTGGCCAAAATGGCCTAAACTTCAAGGTGTGAATTTGGAAGCCGCACAAGCCCGGGCCTGGTCGCGCAGGCGGGCGTAGTCCAGCATCGCCTGTTCCAGCGCCGCACCGGGCGGCAGGCGCTGGATTTCGTCGGCAAGCCGTGCCTGGAAGGCGCCGTCGTAAGTCGCGACCGGCGGGCAGACGATCGACGGCCTAGAAGGTGCCGTCGCGCAGGCGGTCGGCAAGAGCATCGCGATCACGAGGAGCGGCAGCGCCCGCGTCGAGCATCCGGCCTTTGGCATCGGAAGCCTCCTTCTGGGATTTGAATTCGGCCTCGCGGGCTTTCGCCGCTTCGGCGGCAGCGCCTGCCTTGCGGCCAGCGGCGAAGATCGCCGCGGTGGCGATGACCACCGCGACGATGAGGACCAGAGCGAACCAGCCGGTCACTTGTTCGCCCCGGTGATCCCGGCCCGCAGCGTGCCGAGGCCGAGCGCGGCGAGGATCTGGGTGAGCCAGTCGGAACCGACATCGACGCCCGGCACATCAATGCCGAGGCCCTTCTCGACGACCACGACGAGAACGAGCACGGCGGCGATGATGTAGGTGCGGTAGCCCGCACCGAACTGAAGAACGGTGTTCATGGAAATCTCCTTGGTTGGGTTGGATCAGGCCTCATTGACGGAGAGGCTTCCGCTCGCAGCGAGAGGGATTGGTCGGACGTTCGCCGGCTGGGCGCGGTAGGACGGGCGGCGCACCGCAACGAGCCGGTTGCGCGACAGCCGCGTGATCGAGACGCGGTTCTGTTGATTGCCGCCGAGAACGTGGAAGGCCGATGCGTCGTGGCCGACATAGAGGCCGACATGCCCGCCGCCCTTGCGCTTGAAGACGAGCACATCGCCCAACGCCGCGGCTCCCTTCGGAACCGACGTGCCGAACGCCGCCCATTCGAGCGCCGTAAGATAGAGGCGCGGCGGATTGCGCTCGGGGCGGCGTTCGATGTTGGCGCGGTGGGCGACAATCGCCATGAACAGGCCGCACCATGGGATCGCGTCGTGGCGATAAACGCCGGCATAGACGCTACCGAGGCCGACGGCTTCGAGTTCGTCTTGCCAGCCGATGATCTTCGGATTGTCGGCGGTGCCGGGTGCTTCGAGCGTGCCGTATTGCTTCAGCGCTTCGACGATCATGCGCGGGCCGGGCTCGGCTTCGAGCCATCGGTATTGGGCAGGCAGCATTATGTCCTCCTGAAACGACGAAGCCCGCCGGAGGGGCGGGCTTTCGGTCGGGTTGCGGTTGGGTTTGGCGGCGGATCAGGCGTGCTTGCGCCCGTCCTCGTTGGCTTCGATCCGGTCGATGCGCTCCCGGAACTCGCCCAGCGTCGCCTTGATCTGCGCGATGTCCGTGCGGGCTTCAGCGACGACTTTGCGCCCCGCGATGTCGTTCGAGACATCGATCTTGATCGCGCCGATCTCCTTGGCGTTGGCGGCAAGGGTCGCGTCAATCAGCGTGAAGCGCTGCGACAACCACCACGCCACGCGGACCAGGAAGACGATCAGGACAAGCAGTTCGAGGATCAGGCTACCGGCGACAACCCACGTGAGCGTGAGCGTGTCGGCGCCGACCGAGATCGGTGCGGCGGACATGGTGTTCTCCTTCTGGGATCTGGCGTTGGATCAGGCGTAAAGAAGCTCGCCCACCACATCATTCGCGGCGACGGCGGTTGCGTCGGCATCGCCCACAGCGCCGGTGATCGCATAGGCGATGCCGGTGGCGAACGAGATGCCGTTGAAGCTGGTGAAATCGATCCGGCCGCCATTCGGCGCGATCGGATAGGTCGCCACCGGCGTGTCGGTTCCGACGGCCGGGGCGCTGGCCTTGTTGTAGAGTTTGAGGAATTTCGCCGATGTCGCCAGGTTGCAGAGATGCACTTCGTAGATGCGGCCAGCGCTCCCCTTGACCGACGTGGCGTTCGTCGACGCCGCTGCCATGACGCGCGCCCTCGTCAGCGCATTTGCTGCGGCGGAAGCCAGCGCACCGCCGTTCTCGAAGCGCGCCGTTAGCGTGGTCGCGCCACCAACATAGACCGGAAGGGCGTCGGCAACATCGGTGCCGCGCCCCATATGGCGCGCGAAATCCACCGTGAAGCGCGTCGTGTCGAGGATGCGGACGAAGTGCAGACGGAAATCCGTCGAGGACGCGGGCGCGGTTCCGAGATTCTTGGCCCTGATCCTGATCTTGTAGGCTTTGCCTGTGTCCGGGAGATACTGTGACCGCTTGTAGACGTTGGGGATCACCGCCAGGCTGTCGATCAACTGATTGGTGAAGACGACTTCTTCCATGTCAGCGATGATCGAGGAGATGCTGCCGGGAATGAAATTCGGCGTCGTTCCGGTCGCGGCCGTGGTGCCGATGGTCGACGCTGCCGAAAGCAGTTCCGAAACGCCTTGCCCACGCACGAGATACTTCGCCTGGGTGAATGTGGCGGCGTCGAACTTCCAGCTTGTGGCGTTGAGGGCATCAAGTGTGTTTGGCGACGCAAAGGTGGCGTTAGTTTCGACGTTGCCGTTGTCATCAACACCGACAAGTTCGACAAAGAAGTCCTGATTGACGATGCGCTGCGAGAGCGTGGCGGCGAAAGCGAACTTGATCGGCAGGCGGAAACTCGACCGGGAGAGAATGATCGTTTCGGCGTTGATCGTTGTGCCGGCCGCGATATTGAGATAACGCGCGCCATTGGCCGAGCCGGCCACGGATACAGCCATCCCTGCGCCGGTCTGGACAAGCTCCCAGTTGTTAACCGTGTCGAAGGCGAAGAACTCGTCGCGGAACTTGTCTCGGGCGTTCCCGACGAGAAGTTTTCCGCCGACAGGATCATAGGCCACCATATCGGAAACGACATGGTGGGGCGTATGGACGCCGCCCGCATCGGTCGTTCGCATAGTGCGATCGCTTCCAGCGGAGTCCTTGATCTGAATATTGTCCGCCATGGCTTAGAACCCGCACGTCATGATCTGGCTGCTCTGCTTGGCGTCGGTGAAGTCCCACTGCCCGCCGAATAGAAGCAGGCTCAGGCCCCGGCGGCACTTTTGGATCAGAAGCATTCCCATGAAGTCCTCCATCAGTTGGTTGGGGCGGCAAAGGTGAGGAACTGTGCTGCAACCCGCACCTTGCCGCCGGTGAAGTTGCCGCCCACAGCGGTGAGCACGACCGGCGTGTTGGAATAGAAGGCCGTCGGCCCGATCACGCCGATGTTGGTTGAGCCCAGCGCGATCCCGAGCGAGCCGCCGAACTTGGATAGATCGCCGGAAATGCCGCAGTTGAAGGAAGAGGCCCCCGTGATCGCCAGTGTCGTTCGCACAGAGACGGCGAGCGCAATCGAGCGGGCCGGGAAGAGGATCGTCGTCGTCACAGAAGCGCCGGAGCAAACAACCTCCTCTTCGGCGATATCCATGCCGAGACCGGCGCCGTTGACCGTGAGGACGATGAAGGATTGCCAGCCGCCAGCGGCGTAGACGACCGTGCCCTCGTCTTGAACGAAGGCAAGCCAGCCGTCTTGCGGCGTGAAGAACCGCCAGAAGCCGTCCCTCCAAAGCGCGACCTTGTTGGTTTGGCCCGCCCAGGCGCCGGTTGCGCCAGACGGAATAATCCAGCGATCGCCTTCGGCAGGCGCAGGAGGCGGATTGAGCGTCGTGCGACCTCTCACGGCCAGTTGCACGACGGCATCAAGGAGGTTGAGCGCCTCGTTGTGTGCAATCTCCTTCTGCGCCTGCCCTTGTGTGATGTAGGGCAGCCCAAGAAATGGCGTTGGCATTGATGTGATCCTTCAGATGATGGCGGCGCCCGGCCAGCCGCGCCCGACCGAGGCGGAGAGCTGGTAGACGCGCACCAAGATCGCGCTTTGCGCCGATCCAAAATCCACCATCTGCTGGACGGCGGGATAGCTGGCGGTCGGATTGGCTGTCGCAATGGTTCGGACAACGTTCGCGCCGTTCATCACATCGACTTCGTAGCGCTCGCTTTCCTCGTTGAGAGGAACGTCGACGCCATCCGACCAAAATCCACCGAAGCGGGTGCGCCGGACCCATGTGATGGTGAGATCGCCGCCCCCATTGCGTACGCCCGCGATCTGGACGGGCGACCACGGCATGCGGCCGACGGCCTTCGCGGCGAAGGTTGTCTGCTGCCAGGCGGGATCGGCAATATCGAGCGCCTGTGGTCCCCACCGATAGAAGCGGGCGGCGAGACGTTCGGCGGGCTTGCCGTCGATCTTGGCGACGGCTTCGTTCAGCAGAACCATCGGCGCTCCAAGAGCGAGCGGCGAGCGGATGGCATGCTCGGTGCCAAGGCGTCCGCGCAGCAGCTTTGTCAGCCGATAGGTTTGCGATCCGGTCAGCACCGCATCGGCGAACTGGACGATCTCCCAATCGCCATCCGGCGTGCCGAGTGCGAGGCTGTTCGTGCCGCCGCTCAGGATCGTGTCGGGCGTGGCGCTCGCCAGTTCCCCGGCATAGAGCTTCACCTCGAGGACGGAACCTTCGTCCCAATACTCCGTCGGCCCGGCGGGAAGTGGCTGGATGGTTTCACCGAGGGTGGCGCGCACGGCGAGCGTTGTGTCGAGCACGAAATCGGACCCTGTGGCGCTGTCCATCACCACGACACCGCCCCACGGTGAGGCGGAGGCCGCGGCATAAGGCGAGAAGCCGTCGTCGGTGTCGCGCAGTAGCGGCAGGTCCATCAGCCGCAGGACCGCTGCGCCATAGATAGGCGGCGGAGTGAGCGTCGGCGGCGCAATGCCGTTCAGCGGAGGTGCATAGATCGCGGCCTCGGCGCGCACCGCTTCGGCTTCGCGCGCGCCCTTGTCGAGCACGCGCGTCAGCCGGAACGATCGCGCCCTGCCGTTGATGACGAGATCGATCACATCGCCCGGATCGAGCGCGATGCGTGACGGCGGCAGCGACAGTTGCGCGGTCTCGCGGGCAACCCAAGCTTCCACCAGCGCGCGATCGGCGATCGATTGCGCCTGAACCTGATCCATCACCAGCGCGAGCCGCAGATCGCTCTTGCGCTCGGAGTAGCCCGCAAGGCGCGTCGCCGAGACCGCGCCGGATTTGTATTCGTCCACTGCGTCGGTGAAGCCGACCGCCACCTCGTTCGGCAATTCAGTTTCCTGGCCGCGCGTCAGCGTGATCTCTTCACCCTGATCGGGCACAGCGAGTTCGGGCAAGGTCAGCGTCGCGACCGAGGGCCGACCGCGCGGCACGAAGCGGATCACGCCATCGGTTTCGACCGCATCAAAGGAATAGGCGGACGCCAGCGCTTCGATCTCGGCGCGCGGGCTCATCGGCCGGTCGCGCAGATATCCGGTGACGACGCCGACCAACGCCGACACGTCGTAGGCCGTGAAGCCGACACGCCGGCAGCGTTCGGCCACGAGCGCCGCCAGATCGGCGAGGCCGACCTTGCCATTGAGCCAATGGCCGAGGGGATAGAGATCACCGTCCGACCAGAGATCGGCGCGGCCCGGCCAGGCCGGATAGGGCCGTGCGTCCCATGTCCAGATCCCGAAGGTCTCGATCATCCGGCCGCTATAGACGCCAGAAACCGGGTTATTGGCGCCTGAAGGCGCCCAATAGGCGAGAACTGCTTCGAGCGCGCGGCGTTGGATCAGATCGTCGCGCGTGCCCTTTGAGAAATAGGGCAGGAAGCTCTCGGACGATTTCGGATCATAAAAGACGTTGGGCTGGTTCGCGCCCTTGTCTGCCGAGGGCACGCCGAGCTCGCAGAACCAGATCGGCTTCATCTGCGCGAGCCACGCGGTCGGCGATCCGCTTTCGACGCCGCCCGGGCGGTCGTAATGCCGGTTCAGCCACCAGTTCCTTAAGTCTTTCGAGCGGAACACCCAGGGCTTGCCATAGGCGCCGTCGGTAATGGTGGTGCGCGTCTGATTGTTGCGTGCCGTGTCGCTGGCATAGAACCAGCTGAAGAATTCGCCGCCTTCGATGTTCGATTGCAGATAGGCGCGATCATAGATCGAGGGCGCGCCCGCGATGCGGTCGAGATGGCCGGTGCCGTCGCGCCAGTCGGCGAGCGGCGCATACCAGTCGATCCCGACGAAATCGATATTGCTGTCGGCCCACAGCGGATCGAGATGGAAGAAGACATCGTTCGAACCGTCGGCGGGCCGATAGCCGTTGTAGTCCGACCAATCGGCGGCATAGCTCACTTTCACGCCGCCACCGAGGATGCCCTTCACATCGGCGGCGAGGGTCTTGAGCCGCGCCACTGCCGGGAAGTTGGTGGCGCTGTCTCGAACCGAACAGAGCGCGCGAAACTCCGATCCGATCAGGAAGGCGTCGATGGCTCCGGCATCGATCGCGTTCACCGCCGCGCAGAGCTTGGCGTAGTGGAGGATGAACCGGCGCAGGCCCCATTCGGCCGGGCCGGAATAGCTGGTCGTCACCGCATCGGTGCTGGCGTTGACCGAGACCGAAACGTGTGACGCAAGGCACGCGCCGAAGAAGGCCGCAACCTGCGTGCCGGCAGTAGCCGTCTTGTCCACCGTGCCGGATTGCCCAGCGGCAGGATGGCAGGTGATCCGCCCGCGCCAGGGATAGACGGGCTGACCCGTGCCGCCATAGGGGTTCGGCAGTACGTTGCCGGCGGGCACGTCCATGAACACGAACGGATAGAACACCACGGCATAGCCGCGGGCTTTCAGATCGCGGATTGCGCGCACGACGGTATCGTCCGACGGCGTGCCGCCATAGGCAGGCTTGCCGGAACTGAGCGACATCACGAGCGCGCCGGAACGGGCAAGGCCGTGCACCATCCAGGCGTCTGGCGTCGTCACCTTATCCGCGACTTCGACCTTCGGGCGGATCGTGCACGAGCCGCAGCGCAGGTCGTTGCCGAACCAGCCCACCACGAGAAACACGGTATCGACGTTCGGCAGCGAGGCCTTCAGATCATCGAGCGCCACCGACCAGTCCGAAGTCGAGCGCCCGGCGCTGTCATTCTCGGGCGTGGTCGAGCCACCGCCGAGATCGCGCTTCTGGACCTTGGTGTCATAGGTGCGCTCGCCCGCGCCGGGGATCATGGTCACGGCGCGCACGATGGTCTCAAGGCTGTCGCCGGATGTGGAGGAGACGCGCCGGAACACTTCAAAGGTCAGCTGCGGCAGGCGATTGCCGAACTTTTCGAGCGCGAGATTGTCGAACACCACGTAAGCGGTGCCGCGATAGGCGGGCGCGTTGCCGGTGCCTTCGACGCCTTCGATCAGCGGATCGGGTGCCTGGCTCGTCGTGCCGCGATAGACCCGCATGGTGATGCCGGCGAGCGAGAGCGGCTTGCCGTCGGCCCAGATGCGGCCGATCCGGTCGATCGGCCCTTCACACAGCCCGACCGCGAAGTTCGCGAAATAGGAATAGGTGGTGGACGTGACCGATCCGCCGCCACCACCGCCGCCCTTGCCGCCGCCGGAGCGCTGCGTGGTCGTGGTCGCCACTTCCTTGAACTTGGTCGCCCAGATGATTTGGCCCGCGATCCGCACCCGCCCGGCGATCTCGGGGATCGCTGCGCCCTCGGTCGAAGCCTGAACCTGCAAGCTGTCGAGGCGCGGCCCTTCCTGCGTCGTGTTGCCCATCGACGGGCCGAACAGCCGGTTGTCGATGAAGCTGCCAACTGCGGTCGCCGCAGCCGCTGCCGCGATCTGGACAAACGCCGAGGCGCCCGCCGTCAGCGCGGAGGCTGCGGCGGTGAGGAGCAGAACAGCCATGGGGCTAGCTTTTCCGGGAAAAGGCGCGTATATAGGAATGCAATACAAGGAGGCGCGACATGGTTGATCTGGCCCAAAAGCGGGATGTGGCGGTTTCGATGCGTTTCCGGGACGACGATCTCGGAATCATCGACCGGGGCGCGGAACTGAGCGGGCTTTCCCGAACGGAGTTCATGCGCCGGGCGGCGCTGCACGACGCCCAGATCGCCATTCTCAACGAGACCGTGGTGCGGCTGGCTCCTGAGGCTTTCGAGCAGTTCGTTGCCGCCATTGACGCGCCGGTTGCCGCGATCCCCGCCAAGATGCTTGAGCGGCTTTCTCGGAAGGCACCGTGGGGCGAAGCGTCAAAAGGATGATTTCGCCGCCCGAACCTCTCAATGCCGATCATGATCTGTCAGCGTTCGATTGTGGCAAGTCCGCTCTGAACGATTGGCTGCGCACCTACGCGCTTGCCAATCAGGCCAAAGGCTTCACACGAGTGATGGTCATTCGGGAGAACACCCGCGTGATTGGCTTCTATGGCCTTGCACCAACGGCGGTTCCGCCATCGATCCTGTCCCGCAAGGTGCGGACCGGGCGACCGCCCGATCCGGTACCCTGCATTCTATTCGGCCAGCTTGCCGTTGATGCCGCTTATGCGGGCAAAGGCGTTGGCAGCGCGCTTCTCCGTCATGCGCTGGAGCGTTGCGTTGCGGCGGCGGAGACAATCGGTGGGCGGGCGGTCATTGTTCGAGCGATCGACGGCGAGGCAGAGGCGTTCTGGAAGTCTTGCGGCTTCATGCCGTCGAGTTCGGATTCCTCAACACTGTTTCGGTCAATCGACGATATCGCCGCGTGGCTTGCGCAGACCGCATCGGAGTAGCCGACTTTTCTCAGATCTCGGGAAAGCGGAAGACGAAGCGCAGACGGTTGCGCCACCACGGCACGAGCGAGACCTCGGCGACCGGGTGGGACTCGATGGCGTGGATCATGCGCATAGGGCGAAGCTGTTGCGAGCCCGTCCAGACGGGCTCTTGCGCGACGAGGATCGCGCAATGCTTGGCGGGCGCGTTGTCGTTGATGGCGAAGAGCAGCAGATCGCCGGGTTCGAAGGCATCCAGCGCCAGCGGGATCATGTGGCGGCCGGCGGCATCAGCGAGCGTTTCCTCGCGCAGCGTCTCGGCCCAATCGCGCGAATAGGCGGGCGGATGTTCGGGATCGTCGCCATAGACCGCGCGCCAGACGCCACGCACGAGGCCAAGGCAATCGCATCCGACGCCCTTGAGCGCCGCCTGATGGTGATAGGGCGTGCCGATCCATGAGCGCGCTTCGGTGATGATCTTGTCGCGGATTGTCATGTGATCTTGCCGCCGTCGTTTCCGGCGCCCTGGTTCGGATAGGACATCGCGAAGTCGGTGCCCGGCATGTGTGGGAAGCCACCAAAGTTGACCGTGTTGGCGAAGCGATCCCGGCAGGTGGCAAAGGTGTGGTCGCAGCCCGCCGTGGCGCTAAACGTGTCGCCGACCACCACCGGCGCGCCCATCGGCAGGGCAATCGCGATCCGTGAGACGCCGGCGCTTGAAGAGTGCGCCTTGATCTCGACCGCGAGGCCGTTGTTCACGCCGGATGCCCAGACCAGCTTGCCGCGCGTGAGCACGCCCGATACGACACCAGAAAGGCCAGAGGCGAGGAATTCGAAGCTATCCAAAACCTGCGTCACCGTGCCGGCGCCATTGCGCCCGGCTGCGTTGAGGTCGATCCCGCAGCGGGCATCGCCCAAGTCCCAGGCGCAGGAGCGCTGGAAGATGCGGCCTGCCGGTTGATCGAGCTTGGCCGCAAGGCCGCGCAATTCGGCGGAGAAGGCGAGCTTGCCGCGCGCGACCTGACCGAGATTGCCGGCTCGTAGGATCACGCGCTGCGCCACGTCCGACCAGTTCACCAGATAGATCGTGACGGCGGCGTCGTCGTAGCGCCCACCGTGCAGATCGTCCTCGGTGAGCGCAGCGGAGGACAGCGCGCCCTGCACATCGAGGTTCGAGACGGCGAGGCCGAGTTGTCCTTCGATGGCGGTCGCGGTGAATCCAGACGCCGCCTTGTAGGTGACGGCATCGAAGGCGAGATCGCGGTCGAAATCTGTAAAGCCCATCACCACGCCGTCGCGGCGATCCACACGCCAGCAGCGGCACAACGTGGTGAGCCCGCCCGCAATATGGGTTGCGAGCGCGGGAGGGAGGGTTTTCATTCGAGGACTTCCACGAGGTCGATATTGTTGACGATCTGCAAGTCCCAGGCGTTCGCCTGAACCGGCAGGTTGTCGGTGTCGAAGCGGACGGGAGTGTCGAACTGGAACGATGCGGTCGGCGCTGATCCCGGCGCGGAGGCGAAGGTGATCCGGCCCGTCTGGGTATCGATCGCGGCAGGCGTAACCGGGCTTCCGGCGATCTTCACCGCGACCGATCCGGCAACAGGCTTGGTGATCGTGCGGACGTGCTCATAGCCCGAGCGATTGTAGCGTTTGACGATCTGCCAGACGGTTGACGTGATCTGCACCATCGCCTGATCGGCAGCGTCGAAATCATTCCAGTCCTTGAAGCGGAACGAATAGGCCCGGCCCTTCACGACATGGAAATGCGCGATCACCGCCGCCATGTCGGCACGGCTGCGGATGCCGGTTGAGATGTTCCAGCGGCCTCGGGCTTGTGACCAGTTGACGTTGCGCTGCTCGGCGCCCGAGGCGAGTGTGACGATCTGTGTCGAGAACCCTGGCCCGCCGGTCGCGCCACGCCCGACCGAGCCGGGGAAGGCGATATCGAGAAACGGTTGCGGCATCACATCCCTCGCATGCCCGAGCGAACGGCGCGGGCGAGCCCTGCCGCGATCTGGGTGCGGCTGGCGTCGAAGGCGGTCGGGTTCGGCGTCTGGATCGTGACGTTGACGACCGCGCCGCTGGATCGCGGATCGCCGCGCTCGTAGGCGCGCGCTTCCTTCCGGTTGAGCACCCGCTCGCCCCGTTGCAGGATCGCAGGCACCTCGTCGGGCTTGAGATAGGCACCGTCATGGAAACGCGGCGCCGCGGCGAAGACGCCTGCCGGAACCATGCGGCCGACGCCGCCCGCGCCGACCAGCCCGCCATCATGGAACAGCCGCGAGAAGATGCTTCCGAGGATGCCGCTGCCTTGCCCGAAGGTCGGCAGGTTTGAACCGAAGAGGAGGTTCTTCAGTGGATTGAGGAGCGCGAGCTTGATCATCTCTCGATTCAGATCCTGAAGCGCGAGGCGTCCCGCATCGGCCCATGATTTCCAGTCGAGTTTGCCTTGCGCCAGCACGTCGGCGAAGCGATCCAGCGCGGAACCGACGGCGGTCTCAATGGCGCGATAGGCAGCGTCCTGCCGCTGAAGCTCCTGCGTCAGGCGCTCGATCTTGCCGGCATTCTCGACGATGGCGCGGCCTTCTTCGCTCGCGAGGTCGATCCCGCGCGAGCGCAGGCCCTGCTCGGCGCGCAGCTGGGCGATGATCACGGAGCGCTCGGAGGCGCTTTGGCCGATCAACCCGATCTGGCGTTGCAGAAGGGTGATCTCGTCTTTCTGGTTCTCGACCGCTTCGACGCCGGCGAGTTGCCGGTTGAGTTCGTCAATGCGCCTGGCATTGCCGATCGCGGATTGGCCTTCCGGGCTTGCCGCGTCGATCCCGCGCTGGCGCAATTGCTGGATCGCGCGAAGGGTTGCCAGTTCCTCGGAACGCTTGGCGACGGATGCGCCGACAAGCGCGACCTGCCGTTCCAGCAGAGTGATCTCGTCGCGCTGATCGCGAAGCTGTTCCTGGCCGCGCAGCGTGCGGTTCAGGCCCTCGATCTGACGGGCAGACTCGATGTAGGCGCGGGCTTCCTCGCTTGCGAGATCGACGCCGCGGCGGCGAAGCTCCTGTTCGGCGCGCATCACGGCCAGCGCATCGCCGCGCGCCGCGACGTTGGCGTTGATCAGTGCCACCTGCCGCGTCAGGAGTTCGATCTCCCGGCGGCGATCCTCGTTTGCGGATAGGGTCTGTGCGCGTTCCTGTTCGACGAAGAGCCGACCATAGGCTTCGCGCATCCGCTCGATGATACGGGTGAGGGTTTCCTTCGCCTCGCCTTCGGCCAGCGCCTGCGCCGTCAGCAGCGGGCGCAGCGCCTGCTCAACCTGCATCCCCTGCTGGGCTTTGGCCGAGGCGAGCGAGCCTGCGGCGACCACATCGTTGACGCGCTTCTGGGCGGAGGCTTCCGCCGTCAGATCGGCAACCTGCTTTCCCGCTTGCGCCGCCTGCTCGGCAATCCGTTCGCGCAGTGCCTGGCGGGCGCGAGCTTCGGCATCGATTCCTTCGCGCGCCTGATCGATCAGGCCGGTCTTGCGGGCCTCCGCACGTTCGGCCGCCGAGGCGCTTTCGAGATAGGCGTTGGCCAGGGCCAGCGTCGAACGGATCGACACCTCCGTGACCGAGGATTGCGTGACAACGGCCTGCGTTGCCGCATCGACCGCCGGGCGGAAGCGGGCGAGTTCGGCGGTGACGCGCCGATAGGCGGCTTCGACCTCAGCAACATCATTGAGTTTCGTGCGCGTCAGCGGATCATCGAGCGCCGCGCGCAAGGTCGCCTGTTCGCGGCGGAGGCGTTCGAGATCGCGCGCGCCGGGGATGATATCGCGGGCGGTTTCACCGGCCCGCACCGAAAGCGCGTTCGCCCGCGCTTCGGCCGCAAGCTGTGCGGCGCGGCGTTGCTGATCAGCAAGCTGCGCTTCGATTTCGGCGATCCGCCGCTCGACCTCAGGCAGCATCAGCGGCACGACATTGCCGCGAATGTTCTCACGCAGACGGTCGCGCTGCCATTTCAGAAGATCGAGTTCTTCGGACGGATTGCGGCCATCGACGGCGCGATCCACCGCCTTGGCCGTCGCGTCAAAGGCGTTCGAGGCCTGGCGGGCGACATAGTTCCAGGCGCGCCCGAAGGCGTTGGTCGCTTGTTCGGCATCAGCCAGCGCCGGGACGAGCGCATTCAAGAGAACCCGCTGCGCCTCGGTGCGATTGTTCTGGTCAACGAGCGTGCGGATATACTGCCGTGTCCGGTCGTCGAGGAAGGCGAGCCGCGCATTCAGTTCATCGGCGCCGCGCACTGGATCGGCCAGGGCGGTGGCGAGCTGTTCCGCTCCGGCCTTGGTTTCGAGCGCAAACGTGACCGCAAAGTTGCGAGCGATGCCGATGGCGCGGCCCATTTCTTCCGCGCCGATCTTGCCGGTGCGCAGGAAGGCGACTTCCATTTCGCGCGCGGCCGTGACCGAGACCTTGCCGGTGACGCTCGACGCTTGGGCAACCCGCTCAAGTTCGGCGGCGGTCGCGCCCGAAGCGCGGCCCGCGCCCATCAGCGCGGTGGTGACGGCGCGCGTTGACGCATCGTTCGCGACCCATGCTGCGGTCAGGCCGACGACTGCCGCCGCAACCCCGATAGCGATTCCGCCGACTACGCCAAGCGCCGAACCGAACGCCGCAAGCGTGCCGCGCAAGCCGCCGAAGGCCTGCGTCACCTGACCGCCCTGCTGCATGAGTATGGTCATCGGCGACATGCCGGTCGACATCGACGCCACCACGTCGTTGAACGTGTATTGCAGCGTCAGAAGTTGGTTGCGCGTGAGGCCGGTCGTGCCGCCCAGACCCTTGATCGCTTGCGAAGTCTGGTCGAAGCGCTGCTTCGCCAAGCCTTGCGCGGCGGCATGTTCAGCCGAGCTGATTGCGCCACGCTTGGCGAGCGTGGCGTATTCGGCGAGTTCCTGGTTGAGGCGGGCTTGCGCCGCGCCGAGGGGGTCGATCGCGGCGCGCAGCGCATTGGCCCGTGCCGCGAAGCTTTCCGCCTCCCGCGCCGCTTCCTCGAAGACGCTCGCCGAGTCGCGGGCCGATTTCGGGATCGGGCGGTCAACGTTCAGAACGGTGTTGAACCGCTTCTGCGACGCGTCGGCTTCGCCCGCGATCCGCGCGGCTTCGGCCAGACGCTTCAGCCGCGCGACCTCGCGGTCGGTGGCGGCGCCGGAGCGGTCCATCGCCTTTTCGACCGAGCCGAAAGCCGCTTGCCCGGATTGCCCGACCTCCTCGAAGGCGCGCTTGATCTCCGCCTTCCCCTCGACACCGAGGCGGATGGAGACATTCGTTGCAGACATCGTTCGCTTCCGCTCACATTTGCGTGGCGCTCATGATGGATCAGCGTTCCGGCGATAGGCGTTGACGACGATGGGTTCGATCTCGGGCAGGACGTCGACGAGAAGAGGGCTGAGCGCGCCCATGGCGTAGGCGAGCATCAGGATCGCCCCGAAATCGAGCGCGTAGACTCCGCCCATGACCGCCCGAACCTGCCCGGCCGAGCGCTTGATCACCGCCCAAGCCAGCGACCCTTCAGCGGTTGCGGGTTCGTGCTCGTCGTAGGGACAGCCCGCACAGCGCAACGGACAGGCGGCGCAGTAGCTTTCGCCGCCGTCGAAGTGCCATTCTGCGAGGGCGATCAGACGTTTTTTTCGTCGAGCCTCGTTAGCGCCGGGCCGACATAGAGACGGTCGATGGCGTCGAAGGCGGGCCAGAGTTCAAGCAATTGCTCGATGGCCTCCTTGTCGGGATCAACCGGCTTGCCCTTGGCATCGCCGATCCCCTCCCAGGCGACGATGCCGGTATGGGCGAGCGCGCGGGTGAAGGCCGCGCCTGCCTCGATCGTGGCCTGCTCGCCGCCAGCCTTCAGCGCTTCGCCCGCAGCGCCGCGCGCGATCAGCATTGCGGCGACAGAAACCGGCCGAAACTGGATGCGCACGCCAGGCAGCACGTCGAGCCAGAAGGGTTCAGCGGACACAGGTTCGAGCTTGAGCATGGTGGCTCCTTGGTTTGGGTGGCGGATTTCGGGGGAAGAAAAGATCAGTAGGAGGCCACGTCGTTGGTCAGAACGACGGTGCAGGTCTTGGTCAGGACCGGATCGAGTGCGGCTTGCCAGGCGAAGGGCATCTGAATGCCGCCCGGCCCCTGGATCTGCCGGTTGCCGCGCGGCAGGAACACGCGGTGCGCGGTGAAGAGCAATGAGCGGCTGGCGTCGATGGTCCAGCCGAAGGCGATCTCGCAGGGCGTGCGGGCGGTCGCCTGATCGAGCAGGCTCGTGTCCTGAAACCGCGCATTGAGATTGCCCGAGCATTTGACGATGCCGGGATCGATATCGGCGATGCGCCCGTCGGATCGGATGACCTCGATCTTTTCGAGGTTGTTCGAATACATCAGTTCCGCCGAGACGATATTGCCGAGCACCGCGCCGTTGCGGGTGATCGACCCCTGAAACTGGCTGAAGCGCTCGACATCGAGAACGGTCGGCGTGCCTGCCGCCGTCGCGGTGGCGGTCGCTTCGCCTTGGGCGATCACGTTGACCGTCGCGGACAGAAGCCCGGAACGCTGCGCCTGGACGGACAGGCTGTTCGCCCGTGCGCCGTAGTTCATGCCGAAGAAGGGCACGTCGGGAAGGCCGACCTCGATCGACATCGACGGCAGGGTCTGCGTGCCGGAGACGAAGGTATGGCCGTTCGCCCCGCCAGTGAGCGTCGCGCCCGAGACCGTGCCATTCGAGGCAGGCGTGGTGGACGCGGCGATCGTGAAGCTGTTGCCGCCAAGACCGAGCGTATCGTGCGTGATCGTCAGCGTGTTGCCACCGGTCTGGGCATAGGTCGCCGCCGCGACTGCTGGCACGACGCTGGCGTTGAGGGCGGTAACGGCATTGGTCAGCGTCGCGCCAAGATTGGCCCCGATCTGGATCTGGTTGCCGGTCGGCGCGGCGGAGACGAAAGTGAAGGCGGTTCCGGCGATCGTGACCGTCGCGTTCGCCACGGGCTGCGCGGAGAACAGGATCGAGCCCTTGGCCGCCACCGTCGCGGCGGTCGTTGGGTTGCCGAACAGGCCCTTGAGCCAGAAGCCGATGTTGCGGTGGTCCATCGGCACGACGATGTCGCTCTCGTTCGACACCACGTCATAGGCCGGCGTCAGCGGATCGCGGCCATAGCCGAGCAGATCGCTCTCGATCAGGGATTGCTCTTCGCCGAGATTGGCCGAGACGAAGGGCAGCTTGCGAAAGCCCGTGCCGGGCGTGACGCCATAGGTGGCTTCGAACACCGCAGCCATGACGGCGTTGGCGCCGCGTGCGCGTGCCATGGGAATACTCCTGTCGTTGTTGGTTCAGTTCAACGGATCGGTCGTCGCGTAGACGGCGAGGATCGCGAGATCGGCGAAGCGTCCGGGCAAGGCGCCGAGCGCTTCGATATCGTCTGTCACCGGCGCTTCTGCTTCGATCCAGTCGCACAGCCCGCCGAGCGTCCGGTTCGCCATGACCGCCGCGCCGATCGCCCCTAGCATGGCGTCCAGCACCTGCTCGCGGGTGAGGGTGGCGCTCTCGTAAGCCGCGATCTCAAGCGGGATGCGGTGCGAATAGAGGTAGGTCAGCGGCGAGAGGCTGATCTCTGGTTCGCCCGGATCGCCGTCGCGGATCACGACCAGCCCGCCGGGCGGAATGCGTTCGGCCTTGGCCAGATTGCGCTTCACCTCCGCTCCCGGCAGGGCGGCGGTGACAAGCGCCTTCACCGCCGCGATGACGGTTTCGCGTTTCGAAGCCATGGATGACAAGCCTTCAGGATTGCGGCCAGTGCCGCGCGATCAGCGAGGGCACGCGCGCGGCTTGCCGCTTGGCGGCGCTCTCGACATCGAGGCGCTTCTTCAGCGCCACCTGCGGAACCAGGATGAACACGATCACGCTGGCTTGGCCTGACTTGCGGCGATTGCGGGCGGCACGCCCGCGCGTGTTGATCCGGGCATCATCCGCGACCAGCAGCGAGGGATGGCCGCGGCGATAGACGAACCGTAACTTCAGGCCGGTTCGCCGCTGCCAGCCTTCCGGCGTGATCTTTTCGCGCGAGCCCGCAGCACTCCGTCCGCTCTTGCCGGCGGCGGCGGTCGGGATCGCCAGGAACAGGCCGCGCGCCGAGCGGATCACCACGCCACGGTCAAAGGCATCGACGATCTTTGGTGCCCGCGACCAGACATAGGCTGCGGCCTCGGCGCTTTCGCCCACCTCGGGGAAGGTCTTTCCCCGCCATGTCCGCGACAGCCTTCTACCCAAGCCCGCCGCGACGACATCTTCGCCGAGATCCTGCTTCAGGCCATCAGCAGCGTCGCGCATCCCCGACGTGACTGCGCGCTCGATATCCTTCTCGGTTTCGGCAAGGGCTTTGCCGAGATCGGGACGCTGGATGGCAAAGCGCACAGATTACACCTTCACGGCCTCGCAGGCCGACACAAGCCCGAGCGCGTCGCCCATCGGTTCGCCGATGATCCGATAAGTCTCGTAGCCGATCAGGATCAGATCGCCCTCAGTGATCGTTGCCGCCTGCGAGCGGCGGATATCGATGCCGACGGTCGGCAACACTACGCGGCTTTCGCCGAATTCCGCCATGCGGTCGGGCGACTTGCGGATGATGCGGACAGCGACGCCAACGCCGACGCCGCCCGCCTTCCACAGCGCGTCCTCGCCGATATTGGGATCGGCGAAGAGCGCATCGATGGCCGAAGCGAAAGCGTCGATCACGGATCGTTCGCCCGGAAGGAGGCATTGAGCCGAACACGGCCGGTGGTGTTGCCCGCGCCGCCCGCGACCGCCGCCGCCGCGACGCCGATCAGAAGGTTGGCGGTGGCAACAGTCGTGCAGCGCTTGTTGGTGTCGTCCCAATAGACGAGCGCGCCGACCGTCC